AAGAGCAACTAATGTGCTTCCTAAATTATCCAAAGACCATAAACCTGGTTCAGCAACTTTGTCGGTTGTTGCTGCAGCTTGACCCCAAGCTGCGTAATCACTGGTATTAGTTACGGTTGCTCCGTCTGAGTGAGCTGCTCGAGTTGTTCCTCTAGCCGCTCTTGTAATTCCAGTTAAAGTTGTAGTTCCTGAAACTCCAGTGTAAGAAATCTCTTCAGTGCCTACTAAAATGTAATTGGTTCCTGTAGTTGGAAACCCGGTAATTGAGTCTAAAACAATACTGGTTCCAGATCCGCCAGTTCCATAAACATTGTCTCCTAACGCCCCATCTAAAGTATTAGTTTGAGGGTTAGTTACTGTACCACCAAACTGAGATATACCCCAACCATAAACTCCTACCTGGTCAGCGGGGCCTACATGGTAATATTGATAATAAGTTATGCCTCCTGAAAGAGTTGCACCAGCTCCTCCTTCGTTACCATCCATTGTAATAGTTATGTCGTTTCCGATAGCGCTAGTAACCATAAATTTTTTATCACAAAAATCTGAAGCACCGAAATTAGATCCAGTAATAGAAGTAAAAGTAGACGTATCTCCAAATAAAATTATATCTCCTGCTGAAAATCCAGGAGAAGATGAAAAAGTTATTGTAACTGTTGGTGATCCGTTACTCGTGCTAAATGCATTTGTAATTGCTGTACCGGATGGATTAACTAAAGGATGTATATCGTAGAATACACCTCCTGAATATGCATATAAAATTCTATTAGTTCCTACAATGGCGTATTTAATACCTTCTTTATTAACCATATGGTGGAGCGCTCGAGCTGCACCTGTCAATTTCTTATCTCCTAATGAAGACCATCCTCCTATTTTTTCAGGAGTACCATATCTAAAACGTACATTTTCCCCTTCTGTCCATTGAGCCTCAGCTCCTGTAGGAGTAATCTGTTTATTGAATCCGGGTAAAAAGCCTATCTTTTGTAGCATAATAATACACTATACCTAGTTTTTAAAATTTTTGTAGCATTATATTCTATACCATAATATAGTGTTTTTCTAGAATATATATGAAAGGACATAAAATACCACGAAATTTAGTTGTACTAGGAGCGGGTACAGCAGGCTGGCTAACTGCTTTATTCTGTAAAAAAATTTTTCCTGATTTTACTATTAAAATAATAGGCAACAAAAAAATTGGAATTATAGGGGTAGGAGAAGCAACCACTCCACCTTTTGTAAATCTATTAAAAGAATTAGATATTGATCCGTTGACCTTGGTCCGGGAGACAGGAGGCAGTATTAAACAAGGGATAAGCTTTGAAAACTGGAATGGAGATGGTAAAAAATATTTTCATGGTTTCTATGAAAAATTTTTATCTGATGTTTCTATACCCCCTATCTTTAGTCATGACTGTGGAGACTATTATTATAAAAATTTAATCCATAAAAAACTAGATTTTAATGAGTATAGTTATGCTGCCAAATTATCATATCAAAACAAAGTTGATTTAGAACAGATAGCTTACGCCATTCATTTTGATACAAATAAGCTATCTACATATTTAGCTAAGCTTGGTAAGCAAAGAAACATTGAGTATATAGAAGGAGACTTTAATAAGCTTAAACTTGAGTATGATTTTATCTTTGATTGTTCAGGCCTATCTAGATTAATTATAAAGAACAAAAGTAAATGGAAAAGCTACAGAAAGCATTTACCAATGAAACAGGCTATACCCTTTCATTTACCAGTGAAAGAAAATAAACCATATACATCTGCCATTGCAATGAAGTATGGTTGGATGTGGCAAATACCTTTAGCAGATAGGATTGGTGCGGGGTATGTTTTTGATTCTGATTATATAGATGCTGCTCAAGCTCAGAAAGAAGCAGAGGATTTTTTAGGTCATAAAATAGATGTTAAAAGATCTATTAATTTTGAAGCAGGAAGACATGAAAAGTTTTGGGTAGATAATTGTATGGCTGTAGGTTTATCCTCTTGTTTTATTGAACCTTTAGAATCTACTAGTATTCATTTAACAGTTCATCAACTTAATCTTTTAAGACAATTTGCTAATAATTTATTTAATGGAACTAATGATTTATTTAATGAAATAATGACAAACACTATGGATGAGATACTACACTTTGTTTACTTACACTACTTAACTAAAAGAAAAGATACTTCTTTTTGGAAAACAAAACCTCCATGTCCACCTAAATTTAAACCAACTCTTAAAGCACTTTTAAATAATAATATGAGACATTATGATATAGACTCAACTAATAAAACCTTACCTGGTTTTACCTTAACAAGTTATTTACAAATAGGTAATGGATTAAACTTATTTAAAAAACCTATAGAGATGGAACAATTAGAAAACCTGTCACCAAGTATAAAAGAGATTAAAAAGTTTATTGATAATAGAGTTAAGGGTGTGCGTAATTTAGTTTTATAAAATACAAGATTTAAAATCTTCTGTAAACCAACTTGCTATGGTTCCTCTTATACCTTGTTTAATTTCTGTTACCCCATGCGGAACATTACTTTTAAAAACTAAAGCACCTCCCTTGCAAGGCTTGGTTTTCTTTTTATCAACAAAAGTTTGACCACCTTTAAAATTATCATTTAAATATATTATAGAACTATAGTGTCTTGGTTTAAGAACCCTTCTTATTTCATCATTAGATCCAGCACCATCATCTACATGGGCTTCCATACTCTTTCCTTTGTTCCAAAGAACAAGATCGGTATAATGGGGATATACTTTTTTCTTATAGTGTAGGCTTATTTCTATACTCAATTTAATTATATAGTTTTTTACCATTTCTTTTATGTGAGGGTCATTAATTTTAGTATAAAAAACATTATTGTTTTCAAACCAAGGTCTAGTGTTATCTGAATTATATGTATGACTTGTATTTTCTTTTAGAAAAGAAAAGATTAAATCACAATCTTTTTTACTTATTATATTTTTTAAATATATCATATTTATTAAAATCTACTGTAATTTTTTTAGTTGTAAAAGCTCGTCCACATCTTCTTACTTTTTGTAATAAAGGATAGATATAAGAAGCTAAAGGGTTATTAGTGTATATGTCCCCAGTTCCTTTAATGCAGTCATCAGTAATTGAAGGATCATAGTGATAGCCTGGAGCTTTAATATTAAAATCATCTATAGCTATGACACCATGTTTTATAGCTTTAATTTCTTTTGATAAAGGAAGATCCATTCCATTCTCATGAGCATCTAAATAAAACAAAGTGTCTTTAGGATACTTAATATTTTGTATTAAGTACACACTATCTATATTATATACTTCTACATTGTTATATTTTGCTAGTCTTGTTTTAGCAAAATTAAAATAATTAATATTTATATCACAAGTTATAATTCTTTTAGTAGGATACATCTTTGCTAAAAATTCTGTAGTGTCTCCTGTATTTGATCCAGTCTCTATTATAACAGAAGTATCTAAATCATTTATTAATGTACACACTTCGTACGCCTTATGTATATCAAAACCAAAAGGACCTCCTCCATCATTAAGGTCCATAGCAAATCTAGGTGTAGTATAAAATTCTTTAAGCACGAGTAGTTTTAAAAGCTAGAGTTATTCGAGGAGTATTTAATTCCTTAGGAGCTAACCCTCGATGAGGACGTTTAGCATCAAACATAATTAATTTGTTAAAATCAAATTTTACATCTTTTCTTTTATTATTGAATTGCAATGTTCCTGATCCTTTAGGTAAACTAGAAGTTGCCATCCACAAACAAGTAGTTTCTCCATCATCAGTATGCCAGTCTCCATTCATACCTGTAAACTGAAGATTAGCATAAGCTCGCATAATTTTTATGTCATGACCAAACTCTTTAACTAATTTTTTGGCTACCCACATTATAGTTTGATCTGTATTTAAATCAAAATTAGATATAAAAAAAGTATTAGAACTTTTGTTAGTAGACGTTGATCTATATTCATACTTACATTCAAATAAATGATCTCGTATATCTATACCTACATCCTTTCTTAACCAGTTTTTTATTATCTTCATAAATTTAATACCGATATTCTTTCTGGAAAACCTATTTGACCTTTTACAAAATAATTTGCACCTATTAATATTCTAGGTTCATCTACTTCATTGGGTGTAGATCCATGACTAATCCAACCAGGAAAAGCCAACATATCACCGGACTCTGTTTGCACATGCCAAGTTACAGAATTATACCTATTAAATTCTTTTACACCGTAATCAAAAAAATAACCTTCTTGAATCATACTTCTATCTATTGCGGTATTGAATACTCCACTTGGACATTTTGCATAATACACAACACTTATTAAAGCTCCTGGGTGTTTGTGATGTCCGTGGTTTTGGCCTTTATAATTTATAGTAGCCCAACTATGTACTCGTGTAATTTTATCGCTTATTTGTAAAACATCTGATACAAATTTTTCTGCATTACTATCAATCGTTTTACTTAATCTTTTAAAAATTGGGTGGTCTAAAACTTTAATATTGCTAGTAGTTATATTTACACCACCAATATTTTTATCAAAGTTTAATTTCTTTATATGAGCTACTTGTTTTGCTGTTATTTGATATGTATTTTTAAACACAGCAAGAGGTGTTGCTTTAATGTCTATAAGATCCATTATCTTCTTTCTAATAAAACTTGAATGTCCCCTTTCAGTTGACCAATTTTAGTAATATAACTATTGTTTAATCTAACTAATTCATTAATATATGTTTTCATTGTTTGAATTTGTTGCAGTAAGCTTTGATTCATACCTTTCTCGCCTTCTTGAACTGATTTACAGGTTTCCAATTTCATTTTCAATTCTTCAATTGTATTTTGAAGCTCAGTTATATGTAAGTCTTTATCCATTATTTTCCTCCTTTATAAACACTTGTAATGTTTCTCTTAAAAATTTAGGACTAGGTACTACCATAGAAACAGCGTGTTGATTTTTGTCTTTATAGTTTAAAACCATTGATCTAAATTTTGGTTCTATCCCTTTAATAACATTATTTTTTTCTTTATACAAGAATAAGCCACCATCATTTTCATAGTATTGTCTATTTAAATAGATTGTAGATCCAGCTAAATAGCCATCATCTCCATGCCATGTAATATATGACATAGGACTATATAACTTATACTCTATTAAGAATTGTTTATTCTTAAACTCTTTAAATTTTTTTTGATAAACATCTTTTATTTGTTTAAAAATAGTTTCGGTAAACTGCATAGAAAAAATAGGAGCGCTAGATCCTATAAGATTAGGATGATAAGTTAAATTACTTACACCCCATACATTTGATCTAGAATGGTGCCCTACATAGTTAAGTACTACATCAGTTAAATCTTTAGGTAAAAAATTATTAAATACTTTAATCATTCCTCAAAGAAGTGGACAATACAATACCTACCATCCCCTAATTTATATTTACCTTTCATCTTTATTTCTGTAACTTCATGAAACAACATCCCAGGAAATAATACTAACCGATTGTTTTTACATTCTATTGTTTGTTTTAAATCAGTTAATATTAAATCACCTCCTTTAAATTTTTTAGGTTCTTTATACACCCATATTAAAACAGAATATTTTACAGTATCTGTATGGGGTTCATAGTATTGGGTGTCCTCATAATAGGCTATCATTGAACTGCTTTTAGTTGTATTTCTAAACCCGTTATAAATACCACAAACATTTGTTATATAATCATGAAACTTTGGTTGTCTCATTTTATCCATTAAATTTAAAATGTTAGAAAGCCTGTATCCTTGTGGATTGTAATAAAGAGTTAAAGGAATTCTATAACAGTCTGCTTTATCTTTTCCGGTTTTATTATCTGTAGCTACATTTCCATGTTGAGTAACCAATTTATTTTTTTCATTATAAAAATCTAATTCTTTGTAAACTTGTTTAAGTTCAGATTTAGTATACCAATTATCTATGATTACAGGTTTGAGTATCATTTTTTACCTTGAAAAAATTTAGGCAATCCAAGCATTGGTCTTGTGTCATACATATTTGTTTTGGCTTTAGGGTTTTTTACATCATTAAAATGTAAAAATACTTGAGCGCAATTGTTTCCTTCAAATTCTTCTCGCCAATGTTCTAGATCCATTCCTCTATAAACTAACATATCTCCTGGTCCTAAGTTTACTTGGTTACCTTTATTATTTAAAGGTATATACGTCGCTCCAGAATCATCGCCATGTCCTTTAGGGTCTATGAATATAGGCCAGGGGTCTCCTTTAAGATTTAAAGTTGCAGAAACTTCACAACTAAATCTATCTCTATGTCTTTTTAAAGTATCTCCTTTTTTATACAATCGTGCATAAGCATATGTTTCCAATAACTTTAGCCCTGTAGCTTTTTCCATTTTAGGTTTAACATAATGAAACAAAGTTTCCATTGCTTGATCCCCATATATAGTAAAAGTATTAGGAACTTGAGCATCAACTAAAAAACCATGATCATTATCAAAAGGAGAAATGTATCTTGTGTTTTTTAAAATATTTAAATTATCTTTTTTCATTTCTAAATACCGGGCACAGAAATCTCCTAGTATTTTTGGAATAGCATTTTTAATAATACAATATTTATTTTTTTGAAAGTTCATCTTGAAAATATTTATTTGGTAAAGCTACTAAATTAAAATGAATAAATCTAAAAGGTTGTATACCAGGATCTACAATAAATTCATGAGGTAAATAAGAATTAAAAAATATAAACATTCCTGGCTTAGGTTTTATATCTGCATTTATCATAGAAAGTGAAGTAAAGTTTTCTTTTAAAGGAAGTTTAGTCATCATAGCTCCCGGTCTAGGATCATGAAACATTGGATAAGATGTTTTCTCACTTGCCTTTAAAAAATAAAATCCTGAAAGATGGCTATTTTGATGAACATGCACTCTTTGGTGTCCTCCCCCTTTAGCAGCAAATTCTTGAACCCACATTTCTGTAAAGTCTACTCTATAATCTTTTAAATTATATCCTTGAGATTCTAAAAGATTATAACTAGTTTGTCCCACAAACTTACCAAAATCTTTAAAACTCTTATCATTTAATAATGAATGAGAAGCATGACTTAATCCAAAGTCGCCTATTTTAGACTTATAATGTTTTTCTCTATTCTTTATAAGCTGTTTATTTAACTTTCGTCCTTCTGTAATATATTTATTACATAGCTTATCTACATATAAAAATTCAGGTTCTTCATAAATATAAATAGGTGTCTCAAATATTTTATGTATTCTTAATTTATCCATCTTCCTCCTTTATTTAAATGGCCATCCTAAGTGCCATAGCACTAAAGAATATCTTACTCCTTTTGTTACCGGAGTTACTTTATGCCAGACATGTGACGGAAAAGTGACAACGGTTCCTTTTTCTTTTAACTCATTACATAACATAATATCGCTTGGAGATCCTGTTTTATCAGTATCTGCGTTTCTATTATCAAACAAAACCTCTCCTCCCTCGTATTCGGAAGCATCATTTAAAGAAATAATAGTTGAAAGCTTACGCATCTTACCATGAAAAAAGGGCTCGTTTGGCCTGTCATATATCCAAGGGTGTTCTATACTATCTGAATGCCACCCATAAAATTTATTTTTATCATACCTACCAAATTGAATCATTTCGTTATAGTTCCACTCAAAATTCCAATTAGCACTTTGATTAGCACTTTCTACAATAGGGTTTATAGCTTGATACATCCATGTATCATTAAGCCAAATAACTTTAGTATCTCTTTTTAATTTTTTTTGTTTTTTTAAATCGTCTAATTTTTTTCTAGAGCCAAAAGTAAGACCTTCTTGATATTTTTTAGCTTCAACACTTTTAAAAATATGCTCAATAAACCTTAACGGAAGAACATCTTTTTGCCACCAATAGTAATATTGCAATAACATATATCTCTTTATGAGATATAGATAGCACCTAAATAGTTAAAAGTAAAGATTAAATATCTACCCAAGTAGAAGTACCTTCATTCCAATATTGGTCAAAACCATTAAGCCATCTTGTATTAGGCTCGTCCCAGTAAAAAACATGTAGGGCATCTTGTTGAGATATTGTGGAATCAGAGTCAGGTTGTTCGTTATTAGCTTTAGTAGGGATTGCAACAGGACAATTCCATGTAGTTATATTGTTAGTAGTTGAAGAAGTCCAAGAACTATACGGTTGTTTTTCTACAAAATTTGGATCAACCCAAGTATAACTTGGTCCTACTAATTCTGAATTACCAGGAATAGCTACGAATTGATCTGTTGTCTTGTACATTTTTTGACAATATTGATTAGGGTCAGAAACATCGTCTCCCAATAATACAATTTGCACTACTTCATTTGTTCCTGCATCTACTCTGGCGTATCTATTTGTCATTATTCTAATGATAGCGTCCCTGACGCTGTAAAAGTTGCTATTGTACAGCAACCAGATGTTGCTGTTGATGTTGCTGGTCCAGGAGCAAGAGTTACTCTTGGAGCGCACGCTGTTGCGTATCTTAAGATAACGACTCCCGATCCACCGGCTCCGCCGCCTCCGCCGCTTCCGCCGCCAAGACCGTCTGTTCCAGTTTGACCTTGTTGATTAGGACCACTTGAGTGTGACGAACCTTTTCCGCCGCCGCCTGATCCACCGTTTCCAGCAGCATAGCCCGGCCAATAAGCTGATCCGCCGCCACCGCCAGCATAAGTTACTGGAGAAGCTGTAATTGAATTAGCAGTCCCAGCGCCTCCTGGTCCTCCTTGACCTAATCCGTTAAATGGTGGGTTTGATGGTTGAGGAATAGCTTGACCGTTCGTACCGTTTTGGCCGGACGCGCCTCCTCCACCTCCACCCCCTCCAGGGATGTAAGGTTTATTTCCACCGTTAGCACCTTGAGGTGGTGATACAGGTGGTGTGTTTCCTTGTCCGCCGGCAGTTACACCTTGGCTAGGACCGGTATTAGTTCCGCCTCCACCAGCTCCGCCGTCTCGAGATTGTGTTCTAGGCACGCACGCATATGCTCCGCCGGCACCTTTTCCGCCGCCAGCTGATTCAATTGTACTAGTTGCATTGGGAATACTTGAAGGACCTCCAGCTCCGACACAAGTGCCGGGAGAAACTCCTGCTCCTACTGTAATTGTATTTGCTGAACATTCTAAAGAAGCTTTAGTTCCACCAGGAAAAGACGTACGCATACCGCCGCCTCCGCCTCCGGAATAACCTTCTCCGCCACCAGCTGCAACGATTAAATAATCTACTGAAAGAGGTTTAGGTTTGCTGCCTCCAGCTCCGAAACCAAGAACTTGATATCCAAAAGACATATTCTATTCTCCTTACGCGTCGTTAGCCAGATCTGTAGTGAAAAATAATCTTAGTCCTAATACTCTCGCGTCAGCACTGAAAGTATCACTACCATCGGCTGCATCTCTGTATAATTGAAAATAAGTTTGTTCACCATCACCGGCATTAGAAATTGTTACTGCGCCACTTTCTGAAGTAATTTGCTGATCTTCAACTGTTCCTATACCTGCATCGGTAACTTCTACAGCTGTTCCATAAGCAACGTCAATAGTATCACTATCACCACATGAAACTCCTTGTAATCCAAATATACAGTCTCCTGTATTAGTACTACCAGGTGTCCAATAAACTTGATAAGTTACAGTTCCTGCATTCCATGATTTAGGGAAACCCACTGAAAATTGTGCATACTCAGCTGTACCTGCATCAAAGTCTAATACTTTCATATCAGGTCTTGTTGCTGTTGTTTCAGCTTGAGCTGCTTCAGCTCCATTAGTTGTAGCTCCATACATTGCTGTAGCAGGTATCCACATAGTTTCTTTACCAGCGATTTTAACTGCTGAAACTGTTCCACCAGCATCTTCTGCTTGAATAACTCCAGTACCTTTTGTTTTTAAAGCAATACCGATATTTGTGTCATCACCTGATGCAGTTAATGTAGGGTTATTTCCTGTAGCCGCATTCGCTAGTGTAACTTCATTAACAGCAGAACTTGTAGCCGTTAAAAGAGCTAACTGATTGCCATTAGTGTCTAAAATAGATGTTCCTACTTTAGGAGAAGTTAGAGTTTTATTTGTTAAAGTTTGTGTACCAGTTAAGTTGACCATTCCTAAATCCACAATGTTTGGATTTGATCCTGATCCTGTACCATAAAGTAATTTTGTAGAAGTATCGCCACCTGTAAATGTAACACTTGATCCTGTACCAGTTACATATTTAAATGTAACGTTTTGAGAACCTGTTGTAGAATTTTTAACAGCATATAATTGCTGTACATCAATAGGGATAGTTACGTTTCTTGCACCTGTAAGTGCCCCAGTTAAATCAATAACTCTGTGAGCAAGAGTTGCTCCAGTTCCACCATCAGTAACTGAAAGATCTGTATCTCCAGAATCAGAGACTGCTTGAGTAGTATAACCACCAGCAAATTGTTCGATAATTTCTAAGTTTGTATTGGTTTTTGTTCCCCATGTACCGGCATTTTCACCGGTTGCCATTTTTTCAACACCTAAAGGTGTATATGTTGAAGCCATAATTTATCTCCTGCTTAATTCCTTAATTTTTATTTTATTTTATACATAATGTCAACATCATATATCTAATATTATGGTGGTGAAACTTTACTCCAACTACCACCTTGCGTAGGAGTTACTTTTTTCCATGCTATTGGACCACCTACTTTACCCACTGTAACAGTTGCTGAAACTCCTGTCAATCCTATTGTCATTTCTGTAGGAGAAATAGAACCAGTACTAGCCGTAGCAGATAGCCCTGATAATCCTATAGACATTTCTGTAGGAGAAATTGATCCTACAGAAGAAGTGGCTCCTATTCCACTTACATCTATTATTTGAGCCTCAGTCGCTCCTATAGATCCAACAGAAATTGTCCCTGAAACTCCTGTTACTCCCATTACATCAGCAGGAGAAAGAGCGCCTGGAGATGCAGTTGCTGCTAAAGAAGCTAAACCTTGAACATGATCTGCTCCATTATTAATACTTAATTGACCTAAAGAAGAAGTTGCACCTAAACCTGAAATTTGTTCTGGTATATCTAATTGAGTTGGTACAGAAGCTGTTAATGAAAGACCACTTAATCCTACTACATCAGCAGGATCTAAGAAATATTCTCCACCCCATGCATCAGCACTCCATGTTTGATCTCCCCAACCTACAGCTGGAAGACTTGCTGTTAATCCATCAGGAGCCGTTAAAATAACTGTTGCAGTATTTTCCCCCCAATCATTATCTCCCCATGTATTACGGCCCCAACCACTTGTTGATTGAGCGTATGTGAATTCTCCAAGAGATATTGTTGCTGAAAGTCCGGTTAAGTCTACAGTAGGACTATTACTTTCTCCCCAAGGTTGTTCACCCCATTCAGCTCTACCCCAACCTGCTAGAGAATATGCTGTAAGTGCTCCTACTGATGCAGTTGCACTTACACCTGTAAGAACAGCTGAGTTATCTGTAACTTGTCCCCACTCACCATTACTCCAAGTAGTTCCACCCCAACCTTGTGCAGGAACACCCATGTTTGTGCCATCTCCTACGGAAGAAGTTGCTGATTGTCCTGTAACTGAAACTGTAACGGTATCTTGAGCGCCCCAAGAGTTTTGGTTCCAGGGTAAAACACCCCAAGTATCTGAATCTACTGTGTTTGCTTGACCACCCATACTTG